CCCTGTCCCATTCCAGTGAATGTGGGGATAGCCATGTGTATTCAAAGCATGCGATGTGCAAATCCAACAACCATTAGCATCGACCACCCAATCGAGTGGCCGACGCTTTCTCTTACCGGGAAGCTCCAGTGGCACTTATTCTCCTTTACGACAACGTGAACCTAACAGCTTGATCTTTCCGTCGTACAATTCACTTCGGCACATGCCATACACTCCTCTTGTAGAATTTCGACCCCAGCTGCTCCACATGGAGGGAGAGGGAGAGAGCAACAGCTCCGATCCACAACAGCCGCGCTCTCTTTAACTGTCTCTCAGTAGGCGGGGAGTGCCCTTTTCGGCGGTTGCACTCTTGATGTGCCCACAGCTTGTTGCACTGGAAGTGCTTACCTCCCTGAGACTTGGGTATAATGTGATCCAGAGTTCTCGCCAGCTTGCGCTTGGCTATTGGAACTTCGCGCCACCTGCCAGCCATGAAAGCCCCGCAGATGTAGCAGCGGTTCTTCTGGACACGCAAGAGGTCTGCGTAGTTCAGAGTTACCAGCTTCACATTACTTGGCCCGAATCTCGTCGAGGGAGAGAGTATCGAGGTAGTCCGCGATCTCCTTGAAGCTCGCGTTCTCGTTGTCGTTCATCGCGATCAGGCGACTCTCTACTACTCGGCAAATCGGGACACTATCGCTGCGTCCGGCCGTCACGAGGCCGGTCAGGCTTCCATAGTCCGAGAGACGGATATTCTTGTCCACTCCCTGAATCTTGGCGAGCACGCCGAGGCAGCAATACGAATTCTCCGTTGGTTGCAGCATACGCCGGCCTTGCTTGTACTCACCGGAACGAAGTGCAGCTTTCCACTCAGCGACGGTCTTTTCGTTGATCACGATCTGCATGACTTTATACTCCGATATAATCGTAGACGATGGTAACCTCAAGGCCCTCGGCTGAGGGGTTGAGGAACACGTTGTTCGCGATCTTCGGATCGCTCTCACGTTCGCCGCACCTTATGCGGCTCTGGTTGTCCGCGCACCACTTGACATAAGCGAGGGACGGAGCGCCCTCGACGTGCTCGAACGGGATTTTCTCGATCAAGATTCATCACTCCAGATACGATGGTAGATCAGAACGATCAGGACGGCGCAGAGCGCCGCGATAGCGTAGTGCCCGTCGAAGAAGAACACCACACCAAGGATCAGCGCGAAGAGCATAGCGCACAGATCAGCAACAAATGTCTTCACGGGAAATGCTCCTGTTCGCACTTGTAATAGCCTGCTTCGAACGCTGCCCGGGCAATATCACGGGAATAAGAAGGGCCGTCAAATTCATGATCTTTCCACCACTCTTCGAATTTCTCATCCATTGGGTTCACTCCGCTGTTCGTTGCGGGAATACTCAACGAGAACGCGCACATCTACGGCGTCGAGGTGGAGCATAAGGTCGTCATACTGATCTTTGGTGCGATTCAACCACTCGTTCTCACGCCGAGCGCCGGAATTCTTTTTCATCCGGGCTTGGTACACAAATCTGTCATCACTCATTTAATTCACCATGTCGTCAGTTGTCCAGTGAACAAGGCCCGGTCGTTCCGGACATTAGAGCGAATGAAATTCTGCCACCACACGCGGGTACGGTCCTTTCTACCGCGAACCTTACCCCAACGCCACTCATTGAACAAGCGCAAGTACTTGAAATCACTCGAATCGGATAACAAGTCCATGTCCTTAGGGCGGTCATAGTTCTGTGGGTTGAGCAGAGTGCTCATCACCAGCTGCATCTCGGGAGACTTTGCGGGAGAGCTACTAAGACTACCCTTCTCCCGAAACCTACTACCCCAGTTCCAGTGGAACCCGGAAGCGCGAATGTTGTGCCGCAGACGGTAGTACGTCGCTCTATTCATTGCGAAGTTTCTCCCAGCCTAGTGCAACCTTGATGTCATCCGCTTCGCGGCTCAACAGCTGATCCACACGAGCCGCTGCGCTCGGCGATGGTAAACGGTCGCCTATGAGTTGAATGTCGGCGTGGCTGGACTTCCATGCCTGCGTCTCACGGCGACGAGTGTAGCGCTCACGGGCTACCTTCTCTCGTGCCCGGTCAGCTTCGATCAGATACTCAGCGTCCACGTTTTATACTCCACCTTCGGCCAGTCTTTTAGACTGGGGTATAAAGCCGCTTAGCGGCGGGTAATCCAACAACTAAAGCCCTCTCGTTAGAAAGGGCTTAGATTGCGAGACCGTCAGGTCGATTCGTAGGAGACTATTATAACACAAGCTGAACGCTAAGTCAACCTTTCAGACGGTCGTAGAAGCTTTCGGCTACAGACAGCGCATCGCCCCACGTCCTGCCGATGTCCTGTGCATCCTGCGCCTTGAGAGCGTATGTGATAGCAGTAAACTCGGCCACGCCCTCCAGTGCATACTCAGCATTCTTCCTTTCAGGCAGCGTAAGCTTGGGGTCCACGTACGACACGGCCAGACCAACAATACAGCCCGGAGTACCGTCTTCGAAGCGATAACGGCACTCTACACCCTTCTCCGAGTCACTTGAAGCGCCGGGATACACGTAGCTCTTGCCGCGCTCTGCCACAGCTCTCTTGATGGCATCACGCATCTCGTCCAGCGTGATCAACTTGTTGTTAGTCTCGTTCAAGATCTTCTCCGAGTATTTGGTTGAGGGAAAGTTCGGCACGCTCCGCGCTATGCGCTTCGCAAGCCCGCCATCCGTCTATGAACGCTTGCTCGTAGTAGCCCATCCTCCCCTTGTAGTACAGGGCTATCAGCTGCTCGTCAGTCATTAGGTTCACCTCGTTGGGCGGTATATACCGTGGTATAGAAATCAGACCTTAGCTTTGGTCCGGTCGGGATGGATGTCGAAGCCCAGAATGGATTCCATTTCTTCCCACGAGCTTTTCAGGTGCCCATCATCCACGATAGGCTCGAATAACTCCGCCAAGGCAAACGCTGCCCTTGATGCGGGTTGCAACGCATTAGCAACATTCACCCAGCTCGTGTCAAACTGAACCTGAATATCACAATTCTCGCTGATAGGGTACAAACCTTCCTGAAAATCACCCAGAGCGATTACAACGCCAGTTAACCCGATGTTGTGCGAACCACGAACCTTCTTGACACGCTGGCCTACCTTGAACTTAGGCATCGGAACGATCCCGGACAAACAGCAGCTCAGCCAATCCCCAGCCCCAGATACCGCCTGACGCAAATGCGGAGAAGATCTGATCTCCGGGAGTCAGGACGCACACTTCATACGACATGGCTGCGCCGAAAACTACGGCGAGCAGTGCCAAAAGCTTGCGATTGTTCATGTTGATTCCTTAGCCGATACCGGCGTAGCCGACGTACACGTCCCACTCGTCGTAACCCTCTTCAGCCAGATTGTCCTCCAGCTCCCAGTAAGTGTCACCCGTCGCAACGAGATCGCCGTAATCGTTGTAGGCTACGTACATATCAATACTCCCAGTAATCAGAGCCGTAATCTTCGTAAAGACCCACATAATTGTAGGCATCGAAACGAGCTTCTTCCTCTTCCAACTGGAGTCGCTCCAACCTATCACGCTCACGGTTCTCAAGATAAATCAGGTCGTAGTCAGGATCGTTGTCCTGATCCCAATCCTCCAGAGTGTGCTGATGGTACATCACATCCTGATCGTCGGCGATTGCCGCATCAACAAGCTGAGGGATGGACTGGCGGAAGGACTTACGTGATCCGCCGTGAAGAAAGCGCTTCATGATAGGAGCCAACATATCAGCTCTCGACAAACGCTTTGGTGGCGATCAACTGCTTGGCCGTCTCACGGACTGCCCTGCGGAATTGGGGATTGTCGCTGTACTGCTTGGCTCCGGTGAAACACAGAGCACATGCCATGATTGCCATGTCGCGCGAAACCATGCGCTGCAACATAGCTTCATCAGGCATCTCGTGCGACCGAAACACACGGCCAAACATGAGGCAATTCTTGGACTTCAGGAGAAATGTCTTGATGGCTTTGACCATGTACATGACTTTATACTCCGGTATAACTTGGTTAACCGAATAACCGAAACGCTACCAAACAAGCAAGAAAAGCGATGCCTATTCCGTAGCCCACAATCATCTCACGCAACATCTTACGCTCGAAATTATCGGCCGGCATTGTCATACGCCCGCTGAGTGGCGTCTTCGATTAGCTTGGCGATAGCGTATGCCTGAACCGCCGTAAATCCGAAAACATCGGACACGAGCACAAGGCTCATGGTTATATTGTCTTTCGGATCAACCCGAGCTACCTGAGCACGGAGCTTGTCTGTGTCTTTGTGAACATTACGCATGATGCGTCTCCGAGCTGGCGCTATTTCGGCCAGCGGTGAGGCGGCTGTCCTCCGCTTCGAGAATGAGCGCAGGTTCCTCGGTCAGATAGTACTGATTCCCTTTGCGCACTTCACGACGCAGGGCACGCATATCGTTGTTGTGCACGTCCGTCCAATAACGGAGATAATGAATCGGTGAACCGGGAATGCGCTTTTGCCACAACCCATTCACTTGTCGAATGTAAATCGGCTTTTTCATTAGATTCCCCTTCCAACTGTCTTGGTCCACGGATCAGGGCCAATTACGACGTGCTGCACGCCATCAGTCCAGACCAGAATGTAACGCCATTTCACCCGGTCAAACATGGTGTAAATGTACGAATGCCCCCGGTAGGCGTTAGCCGGATTGGAGCGATTCGCGTTCGAGAGTCTGTCCATTACGTTCACTCCGTCGTTCTATACCGCAGTATAACTGCTTTCTAGTTATAGCCCACTGCATTAGCAAGCCAATGGGCTAAGGCTAGACTAGCCTCGATTACCTTGCGGTCAATTGGGATTTTATACTACAGTCTAATCGGGGAGCATACTAGCCTCCTTGGGCTAATTTCAGACGGATTTCGAGTGTATAGTATAGCAAACCCCCTTCCCTAGGTCAAGTTTCCCTAATCCGGTTTACGGATTGTGACACGCGACACCTTGCGGTGTCCGCGCGATTTGCGGGTCTTATAGGCACTCTTAGCCTTGACGTGCCTGCGGAATCCGGGACGGTCACGGAATGCGCCACCCCCACAGCAGGGGCACTTAGGACGCTTGCCCAAATGCTTGTGCGCGTTGACACTCTCACGCTGCGGTGAAAGCTCCGAATCATGGATTTGGGTGTCATCCATCTTTATACTCCAGTATATCCGGCCTAGCTTAGAGCGCTAGTTAAAACCCCCCAGCCTTGCGGCTGGGAGGCTTAGACTAACTCACTCGGTACGGTTCAGGCTGCGATGGCTTCGCGCTGATCGTGCAGTTCCACCTGAGCCGCCTCCGGCAGTTCATCGTCGCCGATTGCGTCGCCCTCGCCCGTCTCGCCCACGATGGGCGCATCGTCGTTGCTCTGTTCGGTTTCTTCCGGTTCCAGACGCGCCAGCGTTGAGACGAGTTCATCTTCGATCTGTTCGAGTTCGTAACCGTGGAGCAACAGAGCCGCGATCTTGCGGCGCAGCGTGTCTAGCATCGCCTGAATCGGATCTGCGAGCGCCAGCGCGGGGTCACCCGCCGCTTCCACGTTGCCACCGGCCGGAGTTTCGACGTTTTCACCCGTCGGAGCGCCCGTCTTGGTATCCGTCACGTCACCCGTTTCCGGGTTCACCGCGACGCCCGTCGCCTGCGTCCTGACGGCCTGCCGCCCGCGCTTGTCGCCCGTGCCGTTCTTCCGCTCCGTCTCAACGATCTTCGCGCGGGCTTCTTTCGCCGCGTTCCACGTCGCCGGGATTGCCGATCCCGTCACACCGTGGGCGAGAAACTTGGCCATTGCCGAAAACATCGTGTCCACGGACGCATCCGCAAACTCCGAAGCCTTGAGCCGTGCCGACGTCTCGCTGCGGACAACCTTGTATTCCAAGGCCGTGAGCGTGCCGAATGCCGCGATACACGCACCCCACAGGCTGCCGTGAATCCCCGTGAGGGCCTTCTTCTTGCTCAGGCATGCGGTGACGAAGCCCGAAATCTGCGCTTCGTATTTTCCTGCATCCACCGTGCCCGGAACCACTACTGCTGTATTGTTGCTCATGATCTGTATTCCTTTGGTTAGTATTCATTGCGCCACGATTGGCGCGGTCTGGATTCTATACCGGAGTACAAAACCCACACCGCGCGAACCATCGCGCTGGCATAGATACCTTATTGTCAAAGATCAGCCCATATCCTAACCCATAGCACATGCTATGTCAAGGCGTAGCTTGGGCATACCGCGCACCCTTGGCGCGGCTTCCGCTATCGGCTGCGTTTCGCTAGTCGATGGGTGAACTATACGCCCCTTAGTCTGAACGCCAGCTTAACGGGCTATTATACCGCAGTATATTACAACGTGTCACATGTATGAACACATACCCCCTGCGTGTTGTGCATAGACCACACTCGCATGCTCTGTTGTTTGTGCACCACATCACCATGTTGAGCATGCCCCCGCCCTGTAGCCCTAGTGTGCTAGTGCACTACAGCAGTGAGCTAGTCGGCCTAGGCAAGCAAAAGCCATGCCATCGTTCGCCCTGCCGTTAGTGTTATGTTATAACGTTTTGGACCCCCGGGGGTATCCCTTGGGTGTGCCCACGGATGTGGGTGGTGGGGCCCCTATACCTTTCTAGCCGGGGCGGAGGGGTACGTCAGGCATGCTGAACAGGAGCTAAACGAACGATAACTATGAGTCGGTGTCTTAACAAAGTCCTAACGGACCCCTTTTTAGGGTCGAATTAACAGGAGGCGATATGAGCGATTTTACCCGGGGGGGAGGTACCCTACTAGCGGGGGAGGGTCCAGACGGGGCTCAGAGCGCGTCTGAGACGGTCTACGCACGTACTCTGAGTGGCCTGAGAGACTCCCTCCGGGAGGAGGAGCCGGGGGTACGTCTATCGGCGGGAGGACCGCTAGTTCCTATCGAGAGCGTCAAGGCTATCCTCAGAGCGGAGATTATGGGCAAGTGCCGGCTGTCCCGGGAGACTAAAGCCAAGCTTGCGCACCTGATTCGGAAGTCCAAGAGACGAGATTCTACCAACCACCACATGAAGAAGAAGGCTAGGCGGAGGGCGGGGTACTTCCGGACGGAGCGTAGCTCGAAGCTGAAGCGGGACGAGTGGATGAGGACTACCCCGGAGGGGAGCTGGTTCATGAAGAAGTACCGTACTCTGGCTAAGGGGTGCTCTTGGGAGATAAGTCGAGAGGACTGGGAGGAGCTGATCACGAGAGTTAGGCCGGATGGCCGGCTGATCTATCAGGCTCCCTACATCCTGACCCGCAGGGACTTCAGTTTGGGTATGACCGTTGAGAACATGCTGATTTTGGACAGTGAGACGAAAGAAGAGTTACTCTAGGCCAAGCTCTGCAGAGCTTGGCTATATAAGAGCCTAGTAGCTCTCCCTAAGAGCTACTAGGTAGAGCTATACTAAGAGCCTAGCTAGAAGCTCCCTAAGAGCTACTAGGTAAGAGCCTAGTATAAGCTCTTACTAGTAGAAGCTCTTATACGTAACAGAGAGCCCTTTTGTGTCACATTAAAATCATAGTAGTTTATCCTACGTTCACACTCTAGGGGAGTGTTCACTACGGAGGCTCATCACACCGGACGACGGTGTGAACTAGTGAGTCACAAGTGACTCTAACTGCTACACTAATTCACACATCCACGCTGTCAGCCGGTCGTGCCACACGACGGCGTGCTACCTAAGGGAGCTACAATGCTTACATTCACAAGAGCTAGTCTAGAGATGCACCTACGTCCTTGGTTTGATAAGTTTCAGAGAGAGAAGATCATCGATGCTCTCGTCCTTACACTCGATGAAGCTGCCCAGCTCGACGAAGCTATCGGTCTGGAAGACCTCGACGACGTAGATATTCTTACACCCACCGCAGGGGATACGCTGGTCTACGACGGTACAGATTGGGTAAATGCTGCTGCGACTATTCTAGATTTCGGTACATACACCCCGACCATCACCGCTACGGACAATGCCTCCTCGGTAGCCGCAAACCCGGCCCATTACATCCGAGTGGGCAACATTGTGACAGTCACTGGCACAGCCACTGTAGCCGCAACTGCCGCAGGGGACACCCTAGCTCAGGCTACTCTCACTTTGCCAGCTGACACACGGACAATCAACTTTGTAAACAGCTTTGATGCGCACGGCGTGCTCTCCTCGTCCGGAGTAAGCACCTCTACTGAAGCTTTCACCGGGGGTGAGATCCGTGCAATTGCTGGCTCGCAGGTCGTGCAGATTCGGCTTCGTGCGGCGAGCACAGTAGCCACGTCGTTCAAGTACAGCTACACCTTCCCGATCACCCCGTAAGCCGGGACGGGAACTAAGCGACCTGAATCTACACTAACCCAAGTTACTTAACTCAAGGAGATTACACATGGCTGTTCCACGCCTCACAACCAAGGCCCAGCTCCGTCGTTTTGCGGAGTATCGCGGGTTTGACAACACACAGAAGGACTTCCTAGTCAACGCAATCGGTCAGGATATTGAAGCTTCCTCAGCAAATCAGGCACTTCTGACGACTGCTGGGGCCGGAGCCCTAGGCACTGGTGGGTTCTACAACTCGGGAGTCACGAAGGACGGTTCAATCTTCACGACTCGCATTCTGATCGACCTTACAGGTCTAGCGTCTTCGACGACTGATCTGGACATTATCGGAGTTTCTACTACTCCGGCGTACATCGGACGTATTACCACAGCCCAGAACGGGCTCATTCAGGCTGGTCGTGTGACCTGTCTCGAAGCGCCTGCGGGCGGGGTAGCGGACATCGACGTATATGGGGCAGTTGAGGCCACGGGTGTATTTGATAGCCCGGTAGGTGACCTGACTGAGACGATCCTTCTGACTAACGGAGCATCGTGGACCCTAGGTATGACCAAGGGACTAGTCACAGTACCAGCAGCAGATGCATACATCTACCTGACTGGCGGAGCGGCTGGAACAGCAGCTACTTACACAGCCGGTAAGTTCATGCTAGAATTCTTTGGTGTAGCTGCGTAATGTCTCTCCGCGGAGTAGCCACTATGGGTACTGCTGAGGTTACGCAAGCAAACGGCGTACAATTCAGCGCTCGGCCCGGGATCGTACGAGTCTCCGCCGTGGGACTCGACGGAGCAGAGACTGCTAATGTCGATGAGTATATTGGCGGGGGAGAGTGGGTTCCAGCGTTCGACGTGATGCAAGGAGATGCTGCTCCGCAAATGGATGCGACTACTCCTTACCACTATTTTGCTGGGGGAGGTCGTTATCGAGTCTACAAGAGCGCTACCACTGCACCGATTAACATCAAGATTCAGCACGTAAGCGCATTCGTTTTAGGTACTGCGTAACCCTTAGGGGTTGCAATCTGAAGGAGGTGATCCTTTAGCTTAAACGGCCCGAGGTCGTCGGCGATAAGACGACCGACTCCATGGCCGGAGCGCCAACTAGAAGGGAGAACCCGTATGATTTGGGTTGATAAAGTGATGGATTACTTCTCCCGTAAGTTCGTCTTAGCCCTAGCTGCCCTCTGTGGCAGCTTTGCTTTGTCTTGGGCAGAGAAGGATGTAGGAGAATGGGCTGCGGCTATTGCGGTAGTACTGGGCTTCTACAACGGAAGTAACGTGTACCAGAAGTATCTTGATAACAAGGCAGTTGCCTCGCACGAGAAGCTGGTGCAGGAAAAGAAGGTAGGAGAGGAATGAACATTCTATCCCGCTTAATTCAAAAAGTCAATCGTACTCTAACCGAAGCAGGGAATTACCAAGCTATGGACCTAGAATACCAAGTTTTCAACGACCTAAAGCGGCACGAAGGCTGCCGTCTTAAGGTGTATCGGGATACCGTAGGAGTCTGGACCATTGGGTACGGGCACACTAAAGGTATTCACGAAGGAACTAAGCCTATCACTCAGGAGCAAGCGGAAGAGTGGCTGAAGGAAGATATGCAGATCGGTTTCGATATCGCTCGCAAGGTCTTCAGAGGCTACCCAGATATGGACAAGGTTCGTAAATCCGTTCTGGTGAATATGGCTTTCAATCTAGGGGAGACAAATCTACGCAAGTTCTTCACTTTCTTCAGACGTTTACAGGAACAGAACTACGAGGGCGCGGCCCTCCAGATGCTCGATTCTAAATGGGCTACTCAGGTAGGCCAGAGAGCAGTTGAGCTAGCAAAGCGGATGTCTAGTGGCAAAATTGAGACACGCCACCTAGTAGCCTAACACTCCCTAAGGAGGGTAAATGGGTACCAAGAGAACACGAAATAAGAAGCATAGAGAATATGCTCTTCACGTCCTATCCAATGAGCCATCTCAGTTCAAGTACGATTTCTTGGAGATGCTGTATCACGGTGCTATGGGCAATACGATTGGGTATATGGACGCTAAGCGCCGCGATAGTGGCGAGATTGAGCGGCTGCTCGTAGGGCTGGAGCTAAATGCAGAGGGTAAGGTAGATGCCTACCCTCTCGCTCGTTTCCTCAATCCGGAAGAGGTAGCTAACTACCAAGCTCCGGACGGACGGGGAGGCTGGGAATAATGGCTCGCAAGCTTACCGCCATCACGGCTGAACTCCTTGACAAGATCAAGGAGGTCTACCACGAGGGCGGGCAAGATATCGAGGTGTGCAAGGCCCTCGATATTCCTATTACCGAATTCGAACGTCTCTACCAAGAGAACACCATGATCCGCGAGTTCGCAGACGCAGGCCGTCTGTATTCGCGTGCGTGGTGGTATGAGCAGGGGCGCAAGAACATCCACAATACGAAGTTTAACACTGCGCTCTGGATGTTCCATATGAAGAACCTGCACGGCTGGACCGACAAGGCCGAGACCACTCAGGTCAACGTTCAGGGTATGGAGACGATGGAGCAGGCCCAGTCTACGATGAAGGCTCTGATCCCGGACGTACTCAAGATTTGCGGTATCGACGACGCGGAAGCGGCCCAGATCCTTCGGAGACTAAACAATGTCTAACTTCGAAGGTAGAGGCACAGCCCGCTCAGTCATAGAGATGGTCAAGGCCATGCGGCAGGCCAAGGATCTGTACGAGAACTCGGGTACTGGCAAGTGGTTTGTGCCCGGTACCCCCTTCTCCCTTGATCGCTGTAAGAAGCACAAGGCGTTTTTCACTGCGGGTCTGACCTACCCCGAGAGACTATTCATGGCCGGTAACCGCTCAGGGAAGAGCGTCTCGGGAGCGGTCGAATCTGCTATGCACGCCACGGGGATCTACGAATCTTGGTGGCCCGGGCGTCGCTTTGATCGTCCTACTAAGGGCTGGGCTTGCGGTGACACCTCGCAGACCGTACGTGACACGGTGCAGAAGGAGCTACTCGGACCCCCGGGTGCTCTAGGTACGGGCACTATCCCACGCGACTGTATCATCAAGGTATGGAAGAAGCAGGGTACTTCAAACGGCTACGAAATGGTCGAAGTTAAGCACGTTTCGGGCGGTACTTCCATTATCGGCTTCAAGTCGTACGAGCAGGGACGTAAGGCGTTCCAAGGTACAGCTCAGGACTGGATCTGGCTCGACGAGGAATGCCCAGAAGACGTGTACTCAGAGTGCCTAATCCGTACGATGACCACTCAGGGTATGGTTTACGTCACGTTTACCCCACTTTCAGGCGTAACTCCATTCATCGTTAACTTCATGAAGAACGCGGATCTCCTAGAGGGAGCCCGTCCTATCATGACCTACGATGGTGACGAGAGCGATGAGACGACTAGCCCGTTTGAGCTGCCAAAGCAGCCGCTTTCGCTAGCTACTATGGATCTTTTGAGAGAGAACGAGGAGAGTCTGGACCTAGCGCACGGGCGTGCGGTGGTACAGGCCGGTTGGGCTGATGCTCCGTGGCTCGGTGAGGATATGCGTGCACGCATGGCAGCAAACTGCCCGCCGCATCTACTCGAAGCCCGTATGCACGGATATCCTTCCATCGGTTCTGGTAATGTATATCCAGTTCCTCTGGAAGAAATCACCTGTGACCCGTTCCCGATCCCTTCTCACTGGAAGCATATGTACGCTCTCGATGTGGGCTGGACCAGAACCGCAGTTCTATGGGCTGCCCAGAATCCAGAAGACAACAAGATCTACATCTACTCCGAGCACTACCAAGGAGATGCTCGTCCTGAGGTCCACGCTTCAGCTATCAAGCACCGGGGTGAATGGATCAGGGGAGTAGTCGATCCGGCTGCTCGTCAGAGGTCTCAGAAGGATGGAGAGAAGCTGATCTCGATCTACCGTTCGCTAGGACTCAAGATCATTCCGGCGAACAACGAAGTAGAGTCAGGTGTGTACAATACATGGGGCGGTCTGTCTGGTGGACGGATCAAGATCTTCAAGAACCTCACGAATTTCCAGAAAGAGTACGTGGTCTACGCCCGAGATGACAAGGGAAAGATCATTAAAGCCAACGATCACTTGATGGATTGCCTTCGTTACATCACGAACAACATCCACGTAGCGATGCAGCAGCCAGCCAGCAGAAAGAACAGAGGAGCCTCAAATGGCGCGGGTAAGAGATACGACATTTAACGAACCGAGTCCTATGCCGACTCAGGAAGAGATCGACGAGGCTCTGTATCTAGAGCAGCAGGAGGCCGAGCAGGCGCAGGCGCGCGCGGAAGCCGCGGCTCAGGAGGTACTGGACGATGCGGCTAAGGCTGTATGGGCTAAGTACGTCGGGCTACGAGGTCGTCGTGGTGCCAAGGAGCAGCAGTGGCTTGTTGCCGAGCGTCTACGTCTAGCCAGCATGGCGGATACCAACGGGTTCTCCACGAACCCGGATGCTCCGTTTGAGGGTCAGGGAAAGCGTCGCCGTCCTGAGCGTAACATCGTTACGACCAAGGTCGAAATTGTCAAGTCCCAGCTCTACTCGATGCAGTTTGCGGGCGGAGAGAAGAACTATGACTTCCTGCCTCCGGATAACATCGAAGAGCTAGCACAGATGGGCATCACGAACGTGGCCGAGCGCTGCGAGCTGATGGAGAATACTGTCGTAGACCAGCTAGAGTCCTCATACTTCGAGCGCGAAGCGCTGGCAGCTATGGACGAATGGACCTATCTTGGTACTGGTATTATGAAGGGGCCGGTTAATACCGGCAAGCTGGACTACACGTATGTGCCAGCACAGGCTGCCGATGGTAAGACTATGTGGGTACGTCAGGCTAAGCCCAGCACGAAGCCTAGCGTTCGCCACGTACCTGTATGGTACTGTTACCCGGATGACTCTACGAATGACTTCAACAAGGCGGAATTCGTCATCGAAGTCCACCCACTGTCGGGCTTTGAGCTAGCTGAGTACAAGCAGAATCCGGGCTTTATCGCCCGTGAGATCGACGAAGCTATGAAGCTTGGTCCCAATAAGCTGCCTTCTGATAACTACGCCGACGCGTCTTGGGCGTCGGATAGCAATCCGGGCGTCTTCAAGGACAAGTTTACGGTTCTAGAGTACCACGGCCCCATGACCAAGGATCAGCTATCGAAGCTGGGCCTAGAGCCTTCTTACGAGATGCCGCAGGATAAGTACTACGGGGAAATCTGGGTGGTCAATGGCCGCACGATCCGCTTCGAGCTGTCCAATATCGAGAAGTGCACACGTCCCCCGTACTCGGCAGTTGTGTGGATTCGTGACCCGGCTTCGCCGTTCGGCTTCGGAATCCCACTAAGCCTCAAGGATTCACAGCGTATCGTGAATACCGCGTGGCAGATGGCTCTAGACAACGCTTCGGCTTCGTCTGCGCCTCAGGTCGTAATCAATGAAGATGCCATCACCCCGACCGACGGTGAGATGACCATCGAGCCGGGTAAGGTATGGCTCCACAATGAGCCGATGGGTAAGGTTACAGACGCATTCGCGTACTTCATTACACCGAACGTGCTTCAGAACGTGCTGCCTATCATGCAGTCTGCGGAGCTGTTTGCTCAGGAAGAGTCTGGTGTAGCCCTTTGGGCGGCTGGAATCGGCAGCCCCCAAGAGGGTCCAGATTCCGCTACAGGAATGTCGATCATGAAGCGTACGTCTACGGTTCTGGTCGAGCTGAAGTCGAATCTGTGGGACGAGCACATCCTAGAGCCACGGCTTGAGGGTATGTATGATTGGAACATGCAGTACAACCCGAACGACGCTATCAAGTGCCCTATGAACCTACGTATCCGCTCGGCTACGGACTACCGTACCAAGCAGGAATACATCCGGGATATGGAGAAGCTGTCGGTAGAAGCCAACCAGAACGAGGCCCTAGGGGAGTGGATTAACTTCGACGAGCTTACCAAGGGCCGCCTAAACATGATGCACATCCCGTCTCGCGGTATCGTCAAGACCGTGGAACAGGTCAACGCGGAGCGCCAGAAGAAGGCCGAACAGCCGCCTGAGCCTAGCCCAGAGATGGTCAAGCTTCAGATTGAGCAAGGTCGTATGGAACTGGAGAAGGAGCGTCTGGCTATCGAGCGTGAGAAGCTACAGTTCGAGCTACAGCAGGGCCAGCGTCGTGAAGAGATGGAGTACGAAGAGCGTACCCTCAACACCTTCGCCCGTATCACTGAGTCGGAGACTGAGCTGGCTAGATCCCAGAACGAGAAGGAGATCGCTATCCTTCAGCTGGCTGCCAAGTCCGAGAATGAGCAGTACCGTACACAGGTACAGGCTGAGATCGGTATCATGAGTGAGGAGACCAAGCGTATCCTAGGCGGTCTGAACCACACGGCCAAGATCCGTGAGCAGCTACTGTACAACAAGGAGATGGAGATTAAGAAGAAGACCGGGAGTGGTATCTAATGGCTAAGCAAGCCCTCCCTATCAATTTCACTGGTCACGACTGGGTTACGTTGCGTGTCCACGTAACCAGTGAGCTTGAGAAGTACAGAGCCGTCCTAGAGTCAAGTGGTAAGGAAACTTACCTTTATGACCAGATTCGTGGACGGCTTGCCGCATATCGTGAGATCCTAGCACTTCAGGATGCACCCACAGCACGCAACCCGCAGGCGTTAGATTAACCCCTGCCTAACAGAAAGGAACTTTAATGAGTAAGCAGACACTAACCGAAGACGCGCTAATGCAGCAGATCTTTGCTTCGATTGATAAGGGTGACCCAACTGCCCTGAATAACCTCATGGATGAGGAGCAAGTCGATGTCAAGGAACCGCCGGCCAAGGAAGAGGCTCCGCTAGATATTGTAGCCGAGCTGGTACCCGATGCCAAAGGACCTGATGCACCTGAAGCAGAAGTCAAGGATGACGGAACCAAGCCACCCGATGCCCCTGTCGTAGATGACTGGCGCACGAAGCTACCAGACGATGTTAAGTCTGTAGTGGAGGGGGAGCTTGAAAAGCTTAAGCAGGAACGCGATCAGCTTCAGCAGTACTACCGCTCTAACGAGGGGAGAGTGTCTGCTCTACAGAAGCAAATCAATACACTCAAGACGAATGATACGGTAAAGGCCCCGCCAGCGGCTGCCTCGACACCGATCACCCTACCTACTGACGACGCGTTTGAAGAACTTAAGACAGAGGACCCAGCCCTTTATGAAAAGCTAAAGGCCCGGGAAGCTCTACAGCTTAAGGCTATCAACGACGAGATCGCCAAGGTACGTCAAGAGTTCAACGATAATCTAGCACGCAACATTGCCCCTATCCACGAGGCAGAGTCCGAGCGCGCACTCCAGAGCGAAGCTGCTAAGGTACTAGAAGCGGCTCCCGATATCCGGGAGATCGTTGGTAGTGAGCAGTGGAAGATGTTCAAGGGTGTAGTGCCTCCGGGCGTTAAGTCTCTTGCAGAATCAGGCAATGCTGAAGAAATGCTCACAGCCGTCTGGATGTTCAGACAGTGGGCGGGAGTAGCTCCTCCTCAGTTCCAACAGCAGGAGCAGCAGCAGGCTCCACCGGCTGCGACGGCAACAGTTGATACAAGTAAGATTGAACAGGAAAGACAGCGGAAGCTCGCTGGTACCACGGACGGTACGAAGACCCCGCCAGTGGGTCAGCGACAGGAACTGGATGAGGCGGCGATGATTGAAGCTGCATTCCAGTCGATTCGCGAAAAGGACTTCAAGAATAGAATCTTTTAAGGAGAACTAAAGAATGGCATTTTCAGGTACAACCTTCGGTGACATCAGTCCGCGTACTGGTTTCTTTGCCGTAGGAAAGATGCTCGCGGTTGCGCGTACTCAGGCGGTATTCGAGAAGTACGCAGAACATCAGGCAGTCCCGAAGAATAAGGGTCTGACGATCATCTGGCGTCGTCCGCGAAAGTTTGCGGCTGCGACTACACCGCTGGTTGAGGGCGTAACACCTACGCCAAACATCCTGCGCTACGAGGACGTTACATCGTACCTCAGCCAGTATGGTTCGTGGATTCCGTTCACGGACGTAATTGTTGACACACACGAAGATCCGAACCTAAGTGTTATGTCTGAACTCGCGGGAGATCAGGCGGTACTTACGAAGGAAAAGATCATCTGGGGTGTTCTACGTGGTGGTACTAACGTTTACTACTCTGGTTCGGCTTCGGTTCGTACCGCGGTAGAGGACCCTCTCGACGCTGACGACATCAAGAATGCCGTTCGTATCCTGAAGAACAACCACGCAGATATGATCACGAAGATGCTTGCACCTTCGACGAATGTAGCTACTCAGCCGATCACTGCTGCGTATATCGCGTTCGGTCACACCAATCTGGAAGGCGACATCCGCGCCATGACTGGGTTCATTCCTCGCGAGAACTATGCCAGCGGTACGGCTGTCTCCGAGTACGAGCTTGGTTCGGTATCGAACGTCCGCTTCCTACTTACCAACCACGCCGAGCCGTTCTACGGTGCGGGTTCGACGAACATCACGGGTGTACTGAACAACGGTACTAACGTCGACGTTTATCCGCTCGTCATCGTCGCGAAGCAGTCATACGCGGTTACTCCGCTCTCCGGTACTTCGGTACAGATGGGTGTGAAGAATCCGAAGATGGCTTCGGGTGATGTTGATCCTCTGGGACAGCGTGGGTATCTGGCTTGGAAGATGTGGTTCGCAGTCGCTCGTCTTAACGAAGAGTGGATGGTCCGCATCGAAACAGCTGCTTCGCTCTAATAGGAGGATAGACTAAATGGCAACTTTCAACAGTAACCTAATGCTGAACAAGGTACCTGCCCGCGCCCTATACGCGGGTCAGGAGTTTACAACTACGGGTATCATCAACATCAAGGCAGGCACAAAGCTGCTTGCCGGAGATGTCCTGAAGTTTGCTCGTCTTGGGCAGTACGTTTCACTTCGTAAGCTTGAAGTAGCGGTAAGCGGAGAACTAGACGACGGTACAGTGGCTCTAGACGGTACTATCGGTTGGCTACAGTGCCTCGATGCGGCGGGTAACCCCCTAGCACTCGAAGCATCTGATGGGGTTACATACACCTCCCCAGTCAGTGATCCTAACGGAATCATTGACGCAGCTAACTCCCCGTTTGAGACTGGAATCCTTCAGGCTCAGGGACCAGCGGTACGTGTCTTCACTGAAGATGCTGCTTCTGGTAACGCCTTCGAGGCTGCTGCGGCTGCTCTCGCGGCTACGGGTCTAGCGGGTCCTGTGGATATCGGGTTTACAATTACCGACTCCGCTAACGGAGACGCTGCTACGGATGTGGCTATCCGCGTGACTCTAACGCTCCTACAGCGTGAAGGTCCTGCCGGTGAGTTCACCGTAGACGACTCGTACACCTACCTGTATGACGTGGATGGTTCTAATGGTGGTCTGGTCTCCTAACGGAGGTCTGATCTAAGCAGTCCCGGGGAGGGTAACATCTCCCCGGTTTTTTGTCTCGTATACTGGAGGTATACCAAAGTGAGCACTAAGCGCACCATTGCACAGTCGAGAGCCCGAGCTTCAGAACTAAAGCTTCCCCTATCTAACAAGATGAGCCATGAGGATATTGAACGCCTCATCGAAGCTTCTGAGCTAAACGGTAATCGCCCTGCATTCAATAACACTCTCGGCAATCTCCCACCACCGGGTTATGCACGAGTAATCATTCACAAAAGTTCGGACCCCTCAGCTCATAACTCAGGCGTCACGCTCGGAGTCAACGGACTGATGTGTCTCGTGGCTCAAGGTATCGAAGTCGATATTCCAATTAAGATCCTGCGTGGATCGCTGATGACAGCCGTATCGGAGATCGCACGATACAACGAGAACGGTAAGACTCAGGAAGAGAAGTTCTTCACAGAGACATCGTACAGCTACCCGTTCACGGTACTGCACATTACGGAAGGTGAAGATCCCCGCCACTACCAGCATGAGAATTCGCAGAAGAAGAAGCGGAAGAATCAGAAGCTGTTCTGGAAGGAAAACGGATTCTACCCAACGCCGCAGCAGCTCCGTGAGTGGATCTCCGCCGGAGGACTGAAGGCCCTCACGAAGGAATAAGAGCATCTCATGGCGAAGACGTTTCTTCAGCTTACAAATGACGCACTAAGGGAAGCGGGGATCTATCTAGATCCCCTTACTTCTTCTAACTTCGCTGCTCCGGGTGAGCATATGTACGAGCGTTTCAAGGAGTGGGTTAACCAGTCTGCTCGTGATACCGTACTGGAGCGGAAGGAGTGGGAATTCCAGAGTCGTAACGCCGTGGTGGTCATCTCCCCGCGCGTATACGTAGAGGCGGGGTCGAGGGCTACAGCTCCCCCAGCAGGCTCTACGTTTGTCACTACAGAAACCGAAACTACCTTTGAGGTGGTCAGCACTACCACGCTATCTGGATCTTGGGCTGGTAGTACAGCTACCGCGTTCATCGACTTCATCGAGATTGACGGGGTATTCAAGTTCAACGAATCTGTGGACGAGGTTACTCCTACTCCGGCTAACGAGGATGTATTCATCATCCGCGACTGGGGTACGTACAACCTCCAGACTCTCTTCCCAGATCTAGACGAAGCTAATCCGTCGTCGTTCTTCCTACAGGGCACTGGCGGAAGTACAGTGCAGGACAACGAGGATGCGGCTGACATCGTGCCGCTAGTCTACATTCCACGCGGGAACTGGAGTGACTGGTACGAAACGGCATATGGAGCTTTCGGGACTCCTCGTTATATCACTACAGCCTTGAACGGCAACTACGAACTATGGCCTCGTCCTGATAAGCAGTACGTGCTGAAGTTTAACTATTCAGCCTCGCCGATCAACATGAGCGCTTACACAGATACAACCAACCTACCGTCGTTCTACGAGGATGCTATTGTATGGAGAGCAGTCCTGTACTACGCCCAATTCGAAGGACTGCCTGCTGTAGAAGCCAAAGCCAATAAGCGCTACAAGTTCTACAAGCGCATCCTAGACGCTAACCATAAGCCAAAGTACGCCTTCGGGAGAAGCAAGTTTGATTGATAAGATGGTAGACGAGATGATCGTCCTAGATGGCGGGCTTGACCTCCAGAAGGCTAAGCTTGCTGTGGAGAAGGGCTACCTCATTGACGGGCTTAACTACGAGGTTATTGATCGTCAGGGCTACAAGCGTATTGACGGCTTCGACAGGTTCGACGGACGTTCTGTGCCCGGGTCTACGACGGTAACTACTGGACGCCTAACCGGACGTTCTACTGGTCTAGTATTCCCGAGCCCCATGTTAGCAGCTGGGCAGGCTATTCGCATTACCAGCAACCCACTCCCTTTCGGTGTGGTCAACTCATTCACATATGAGGTAAACGAAGGTTTGGGGGCTATTGATTGGGACATCACATACGCTGTGGTGCCGGATAGCTACACCGTAACATCATCACATGTCGTACTTATCATCGGGGATACTCTTGGTACTGGTATTGATGTGAGTGCGGTGTTCTCTAGCAGCACATCCCCAGCTACGTTAGAGACAGCCAATGCGCTTGCGGCTGTGGTGCGTAGTAACATCCAAGATCTCCGTAACCGCCCAATCGGCCTACATTTGTTCCGAGATAAGCTATATGCTATCGCTGACGAAGATGTCCTGTATTACGATTCCGGATCAAGTGAGTTCTACGTCGGAGATATCCTCGAAGATCCTTCTGGGAATGAAGCTCTGGTTATTGATGTAGGTCCTATCACATCTGGTTCCATCGGAGCCGGTACCGCAGCAGGTACCCTACTCATTCATCGCATTGATAGCGGTGCATTGTTCACGACGGACACGATTACTATTGCTCGGCCGGGAGCGGGGGCCGTGGCTGATGCCGGTACTGTGACCGCGGGCAGTGGCGTAGAGCCGTGGCGGGCTGGTATCTGGCGTGGTTATAGCGCTGAGCAGGCTACGGAGCTGGGTGGTACCCCGGGCTGGAATAAGGCTAACACTGGAGTATCCGTAGAGTTTGAGGACGGGTTCTACGTGGACGGGGAATTTCCGAAAATCGATCGCCTGACCAATCAGCCTAACGTAGAGTACGGAACAGACTCTACTTCGGTAGCCGGTACAGATGGCATTGCTCGCACAGGCGTGGCTGGCTTCATCATTGCGGGAGATCCGACGATCTCCGCGGGAGCCATTGCGGCTGCGCTTGAACCCCCAACCATTATCTACTCGACTAACTCAGACGATCTAGTATCCGTAGCTGCTGCCGAAGAAGCCCCTACACTAAACGCCCTGACATTCTACGCTTCAGGACCAGACGGAGGGTTCGAGAAAATCACTCCTCGTGTAGGTCTAACTAACTTCAACACTGTATCCGGCATCCCGGGATTCGCGGTTATTCGCGGAGTTGAGGTATATTTGGATAACGTTTCTGGGGATACTGAAGCATCGGCTGGAAATCTCTACAACGAGATCTCTCTAGATGTAGCCCTCATGCTGCACGATGATGTGAACCCAATCAAGCTCGGGACCAGCAAGTTTACCTCTGTTACGAATATCAACGGCGGCGCTACAGGCACCGTAGATGTGGTAATGGGAGGAGCCACTGACCTGTGGGGTGCTGCTAGCATCCCTCTAAACAGTGTAGTAAACGCCAAGTTTGGCGTTACTATCAAGGCTAACATCAACGTAATCGCTGGCGCGGACTCAGTGGGAGGTACGGCTCAGGCCCAAGCTCTTATCGACCGCGTGCGTGTGAAGGTGTACTACGAGAAGCTGTTTACTCGCTACTACTTCTGGAACGACGTGGATGCTGATGACGTGCAGGCTGACCTGATTGACTACCGTATTTTCGAGGGAGACATCCTGCTAGGTACCTCAGAAGGTGTGATGCAGTTCGTTAACATTGAGCCTACAGGAGCAGCGGAACGTCGCTCTATCCGAGCAGGGGATGAGATTCACCTAGCACCCGGGGGAGCTGATGCTACCCGGGTAGGTACAGTAGTGTCTGTCGGCCCTAACGCCCCAGCCTCGCTCAGCAGCCTTCTGGAAGCCGACAGTCGGTACCAGTTCGTGACGGCCAACTTTTTCGCGAACGACGACTACGACGCGTTCTACGGGGTCTCTGGGGCATCGAGAGCCTTCTCGTACGACGGCAACTATTTCATCACCATCTATGCTGTCAAGAGCAACGAGGAAGAGAAGGACAAGCCACGGCATGTGGCCCATCACTTCGGCCATCTGGCCCTCGGATATCGCTCTGGTTCGGTCCTGTTCTCTCAGCTGGGTAACCCCGAGGAATTCCCGAACGAAGTAGATGCTCTGGAAGGAGAGGACCTAGGATCGGAGATTGCTGTAGGCGACCGCATTACAGGACTACTACCCCTATCTGGTACAGTATTGGGTGTGTTCTGTGAGAACTCTATCTACGGTATCTCAGGTACTAGCCGCGACAACTTCGCTCCGCAGACCCTAGCCCCGGCTACGGGAGCTATTGAGTACACTGTTGTAGACGGTGGTGGGCAGCCCATGTTCTGCGACGCACGGGGTATCTGCACTCTGGCCCAGTCCGAGAAGTACGGTAACTTTGCGGGCTCACGTCTGTCAGCCAACATCACTTCATACCTTCTACCGCACCTGCGTCGTGTGAAGAATACTCTCAGCTCGGCTACGGAAACGGGCGTACGTTGCATGATTCCTGCGCGAGCGAGCAATCAGGTTCTGTTGTTCCTACAGTCTGGGCGGGTAATCTGCATGACTATGGTGGGCATGGAAGGCCAGCCCCAGTTCACATTCCGAGAGTATTACATCGGGCAGGATGACACGAACGAGACGGGTAAGTACCTAGTACCTATCGCTTGGTCTGCTCAGGCAGATCACGAAGGCACTGAGCGCATCCACGTAGCTCACTACTCGACCAGCTCCGAGGTAAGCGAGTCTAGCTCGAAGTATGTCTACGAGCTGAACACTGGTTGGTCATTTGCTGGTAACTTCATCCCAGCCTATTTCGTAACCTCGTGGCAGTACGCACAGCCATCTAACAACTGGAAGCTCACAAAGTTGATTCTGGATGGGGTATCATTCGGTCAGGGCAGCCTTCGTCTGACAACTGCCCGGGATCTACTTCCAACGTTCCAGACTACGGCCGAAAACGTGTCCATGCCTAAGACACCAGCTGCTACCCTATCTACGGATTACACCCCGTATTTCACAGTAGCCAGCCCACATGATCGCGGACGTACGATTTCTATGAAGTTTACGGCCCACGAGACAGACATTACCGTACCTGAACCTCCGCACATTTGTCAGGTCTTAGTACTGGGCCTACAGCCCGATCTATCCAAAATCGTATAAGGAGCCCCCGTGGCAACACTAGAGCAGATGCTTAATTCAAGTTCTTCGTCGTCCGGTGGAGGCACCAACGGGACGCTCCAGACGCGTGGGCTGTACACTAATCCGGTTGCCAGCAATCAAGGTCTGGCTACCGGCACTCGCGGGGTAGCTGATAACCTAGCCTACAACCGCACAGTCCAGCCAGATGCGCTAGTCGAGAACCGACTAAACGCGCTTACGTCCGGAAACTCTGCCTATATTAATCAGGCTCGCTCCGAGGCTCGTCGCTTCGCGGGCAGTCGTGGTTTGATGAACAGCTCCATGTCCGGAGCTGCTGGCATTGAGGCGGCTATCCGTCAGGGGCTACCGATTGCTCAGGCTGACGCAGCGGCGATCAACGCAGCAGAGTCTCAGAACCTAGATGCCCTGAACCAGAACTTCATGCAGACTCGCCAGTTGATGAATGAGGCTACTATCGCGGATGCCGCGCGCGCGAGCGCGAGTGAGGGCTTCCGCGCTGGTCAGTATGACGCTTCTCAAGCACGAGCCCACGAGTTACAGCTACAGCGTGAGCGTCTGGGCTACGAAGGAGAGCAGGCAGGACTGAGCCGTTCGCACGAGTTCGGTATGCTGGGCTACGACTACGACATGCGCAACCAGATGAGTGATAACGAGACGTTCCGTACGGACTACCTAGACAACAACAGGTTCGAGCGCGACCTGTACGGCAACATGGCGCAGCAGGGATTCTCATCTCAGATGCAGTCTATGGCTGACTTCCGTAACATGCTGAACGCGTACGCGCTAGAGAACCCGGACGTGTTCAACGCAGAGGACTACGCAAACGTAGGGGACTATATGGGTCAGGAAACCCAGAACGCTTTCCGCAGCATGTTCTCTCAATGGTTCGGAGGCTAATCTATGAGTGATATCTACACAGCAATCGCCTCGATGATCCTCAGTGGTATTGGATCTAACTCGAAGGCTAAGAAGGATAAGAAGCAGTCGGAAGAGGACCGCAAGCAGGAGCTTGAGATGCAGCGCAGAGCTGGTCTCGGCAGCGAGCGTCTCCAGAGAGTGAGCGGGGACGAAGCCCGCCGTACCGCCGCTTACGGCGCGGGGCTTGAGGACTTCTATCGCAAGAAGGGTCGTAAGGAAAAGTCGGATGCGTGGTCTGGTTACTTTGGCCCCAAGACAGTGCACAATGACAATGTACAGCCCTCTCTAGAACAGTATTACGTAGATGTTCCAAACCCATACGCACCACTACCAGAAGAGGGGACGGGCTAACATGCTAGAGAAGCAGTTTAAGGAAGAGAAGCCGTCGAAGAACCTTTCAGATGCGGAGGAAGGTGATGTCGAGATGGCGACCTCGATGGCCGCTTCGGTCATGTCTATGCCCGAGATGGTGCAGGCTCTAGTAAAGCAGACACAGAACGCCAAGCCAGAGATGGCTGTGGCACAGTATCTTGCTGAGGCTATGATGAGTCTCGCCGAGCAGTCAGAGCAGAATGGTATGAGCTTTTCTCCGAACGTATGGATGAGTAACGGCGGTGTAGCCGACCGGCTTGTCGATCAGGCTATCCTGAACATCGTGGCGGGGGGTGGCCCGGATCTGGAAGGTTCGGAAGATGTGATCATGGGGGAGATCCTTGAGATCATGAAGATGATGAGTAAGGGCGGACAGCCGCAGGAACAGCAGCCGGTCCCAGCTCCAGCAGGAGCGCCGGGTATGCCGGCTAATCCGGGTGTGCCTCGTCCGGGAGTAATGTAAGATGGCACTATGGGATTTCCTAGGAGGAGCAGCAGATCAGGGGGTTAAGATCCTTGACGAGAAGCGCGTACGCGATGCGGATCGTAAGGAAGAGCTTGACCGCGAGAAGCGGAAGGAAGAGCTAGAGAAGAACCGTATTGTATCCATTCAGTATGGTAAGGGGCAGGGCGGGCAGCTCATGGCCCAGCCGGTTAATGCGGCGGGCGAGCCTGTAGGTCAGCCGCGCGCAGCTAACAACGTAGAGCAAGAGCGGTACAACAACGGAGAGAAGGAACGCACGCTAAAGATCCGAGAGTCGGAAGCTGGTATTGGGCAGGCTAACGCTGCGGCAGATTACAGCCGCGCTAACACCGCATCCATTCCGCAGAAGATGAAAATCGAGCAGCAGCAGGCTAACGCGTACAGTACGCAGGCAGGAGCTTCGGCTACGTCAGCAGGCGTTAACGCCGAGCTTACGCGCGAGAACACGCGCCGTACACGTATGGAGAATGACAGCCTAGAGCAGTGGATCGGCGGCAACAAGGGCAAGCTACCTCCAGACCTTGACCACCGTCCTGTACAGCCTCGTGTTGGTGACGTACCTAAGCCTCAGTCTGAGTCTCAGATTCAGGAAGAGATCATCTCTATCGCAGACGAACTTGAGGTCGACGGGGGTCTTACGCCAGAAGAGGAAGAGATCCTCAACCGATATGAGACTGAGCCAGCTAAGCTTCTACAGATCCTGCGTCAGCTACAGCGTGATCGAAAGCTCAAGTCCAATGTAGAGACATCTTCAGATAACACGATCAATTCGCTAGACGCTCTAATCGCTCGCGGTCGATAACCGTCCCACAACTCGGAGTACCTGATGGCCCTACGTGAACAGCTACTAAAGCTGAACGCTACGCAACGCCGCCTCTATGAGACGGGCGTTCTAACTGATGCTGATGTAGAGTCCATCGTAGGAGAGCTAGATGCCCCGAGACTAGATCCGCGACAGGCTGTAGCCGGTCCACTTACCGCAAATGAGCAGGCCCTCGCTGAGGGCTATAGCTCGGCTATGCCGGGCAGTGAGGGAGTACTCCGGAGCGTAGCTGGAGAAGCTGCTGGTGGATTCCTAGGCGGAGCCTCGTCGCTCGGACGAGCGCTAACACAGCCTTCTATCCCTGATGAGGACTACCGTGTTGAGGTAGGTCCTACCAGCAGCACTCGGGATCTTCCTAGCTTCGGTACATCCGAAGAGGACTACTACAACGACAAGGCTGAGCGGGACATCACCCAGCTCACGCCCAACGATGTTCTGATTAACCCTACCCCGTCTCAGGTTGATTCTCTAAACAGATTCAACGACTGGAAGCAGCGGGTACAGCAGGGCCAGTCTCTCGAAGACGCATTCCGTCAGGGTAAGTCTATCGCTCGTAATGAGGCGGTAGCTGATTCTAATCCCCTATCCCAGCTCTTAGTAAAGCACGGCGGATCAGCCGGCTCGTCTGTCCCTCTCGCAGCTTCGCTGCTGCTGGGCCGCGGGCGTCTGGCCAAGATCGGTGTGCCAGCAGCTATCGCTATCCCGACTATCACGGGAGCCGGTGGTGCTGCGGGACAGGTGCTTGCTGACGGAGGCTCGGGCGACGATGCCCTCCTGCGTGGTATCGGTGTCGGCGCAATCGAAGCGGGATCGGAGTCTATCCTCCCGGGCGGACGAGCGCTAGTAGGCGCGGGACGTAACGTAGGCCGTGCTCTGGGTACCGAGGTGCTGTCGGAGCAGGTGTCTCTTGCAGGCCAGACAGCTCTTGATAAGTCCGTTAGCGGGTGGGAGAAGTTCGCCCCCTCGACTATCAGCGAGTACGGCAAGGCATCGCTAGATACCCTAGAAGCTACCCTCCTATTCGGTGGTCCGGCTGCTGGTATTGGTGGTACTATTGAGGCTCGTGGTAACCGTCGTGAACAGACAAGTCTGTTGCGTACAGCACTTGAAGATGTACAGAAGGCAACTGGCGGTACTCTAGACCCTGCTGTAACTCAGGGTGTGATCGCGGCTAAGGCTGTCGAAGAGGACATGCAAACAGACATGTTCGGTCCTGAGAGCAAGACAGGGCTGCCCACATTCGAGGACTCAACCAAGCAGCGTGAGAAGGATCTAATTGCTCCGCTTCTAGCGAAGCCTCTAGCCAAGCCGCGCGTGCGCGTAGAGCCGGCTCCTGTGCAGGATGTGCTGGGACTTAAGGGCGGGCGTAATCCTAACAAGAAGAAGGCAGCCGCAGCACAAGCGGCGGCGGTAGCAAAGGCTACTGCCCAGCCTGCCAAGATTGAGCAGGAGGGAGTATTCTCCGTTGCAGATGGCGAAGCTGGTATTAACAACGAGCAGATCATCTCGCACCTTATGTCAGACAACAAGACCAAGGCTGCCGTACGCAAGGCTATCATCGACAAGAAGATCGAGGTTGTCGGCAAAGGCAACAACCGTGGCGTGGCTGACATGGCTGGTGGTATGTATGACGGCAAGAAGCTGTACCTGAACAAGGACAACCTGACTAAGGAGACCTTCGTTCCTACAGCCCTGCACGAAGTCAAGCACTACTTCGACGCCGTAGACAAGACCGACAATCCCCGCTCGTTCAAGAACGTAGTGGGAGACAAGGCTAACCTAGACTTCTCTAAGAAGATCCTAGGCATGCGCGGTAAGAATCCGGTCGTGGACAAGGCCCTTAACCGTTTCAAGGCGGCGGAGACGGCTGCGGGTAAGCAGCCCCTAGACGAGATCGTAACCTATTTCGTCGAGGAAGCAGCCATCGCCCGTAACAAGGGTGGAGTACTGGGTACTGCTGGGGGTATCGCTAAGGATATCGTAAGCGCCACGAAGAAGTTTATGTCGGACACGGCAGGCGTAGATCTTAACCCTAGCCTGAATGATCTGAGCTACATGAGTCGCAACATGATGCAGACTCTGGCTAAGACAGACATGAAGCAGGCTCCGGGAACAACTACTCCTGTGACCTCGCTTGTTGGTAACAACGCCAAGAACGCAGGCAAGTACGCTAAGGCTGGTAAGGGGTTCAAGGGTGCCGTAGACAATCTACAGCGCTATGAGATCGACTCGTCCCAGTCTTCGGTACGTCGTAATGTACTGGATCGCGTGCGCGAAGACAAGTCTGGTTCCGGTACTACAGCTCGCTTCCTAGTTGACTACCCAGAGCTGTACGAGAACTACCCAGAGCTTAAGGGGCTGAAGATTAAGCCTGTTCCTAAAGGCACTCCTAAGGGGCGTAGCTACGCACAGCTCGACGAGCAGACCGTGTACCTGTCTCGTGAGGCGTTGGAAGATCCAGAGACAACTCGCTCTGACTTCCTGCACGAAGTACAGCACTTCATCCAGAAGCGTGAGGGATTCACTCAGGGCGGAAGCGCTCAGGAGTTCCTAGATCCGAAGGACTTCGACACCTACACGAAGAGCAAGAACAATCTTGAGGAAGTACTCAACACTGTAGACACGGACACAGTAGAAGGTATTCGCGCTAAGCTGCCTGCTGCCGTGAAGAAGGGTAGACCTTCGGACGTTATGCGTGCTGCGCTAGACCTAGACCCACAGGTTCTCACTCCGGAAGAGAGAGAGCTTATGGGGCGCTATCGTCCTGCGCAGGGTGAGTTCAAGAAGAACTTCGCCAAGTACAACGCTGCCTATCAGAAGTACCTAGCCCTCGGAGGCGAGGCAGAGGCTCGTGCTGTTCAGTCGCGTATGAACATGACTGAGGCTGAGCGCTCTGAGATGGCGTTCTACGACTCCCTAGATCAGGGACTGGTGAAGGAAGACCTCATTGATCCGGCTGATCCGAAGCAGGGATCGTGGGCTGCGGCAGGGCGCAAGGCTGACCAGTTTAGCGGCAAGTTCTCCGTGGCTGACAACATCACAGGCAACAAGGATCGTAACTTCGGTAAGGCGGGTACGGGTGTAACCCTTATCCCAGCCCCACGTAACGGTGCTGTACTAGTACACCCTGACTCAACTATGGGTAAGGTAGGGGCTTTCTGGAAGAAGGCTCTGAAGGGTACTGGTGTGCCTGATGCCGTGATGGCCCATGCTGATCGTGCCGAGGGAGCTAGCGCGGAAGCGCAGCTGATTGCCCTGAACGCGATCAACGCGGTGAACAAGGAGATCGAGATCACTGGCAACCCACAGGCTGCGGTTGATTTCCTAACCAAGTACGAGGCAGTGAAGACTCGCGAAGAGCGTCTCAAGATGGCTACGGACTTCAAGGCGAAGTATCCGGCTCTCTTCGATGCGTACAACAACGCTCGCAAGAAGATGTTCAACTACTCGAATCAGATCATCAACGAGATGGAAAAGCTCGGGCCACGCCTTACTGAGAAGCAGAAGGCTGTTATCGGATCTATCCGAGAGAATCTCGGCAACTACACCACGCGTTCGTACGCTCTGTTCGGACCTACTAAGGTTTCTCAGACGCACCGCAAGTTCCTATACAACACCAAGGAAGGAGCGAAGATCCTACAGAACGCACGTCGCTTCGCGCGCGAGCACGTACTCAACATCCCTGCGGACGTATCCAAGATTGGGCATGATCGTCTTGAGGCTCTCTACGACATGTGGGTCCCCGGCTCAATCAAGCAGGGCCGTCCTTCAGAGAATCTGACAGTGGATGAGCTAAGAGCTGCCGTGTCCAAGGTAGCCGATCAGGCTACGTCTGAGAAGCTGGATAAGGAAGCGGACAAGTTCGTGGACGATCTGCTCACGACGGGTATCCGTCTGAACGCTATCGGCAAGATGGCTAAGATCTATAAGGGCGAGCGTCAGGACATGACAGTCATCACGCCTAAGGACAACGTGCCTCAGGTTATCCGCGAGCTGTGGGGCGAGCAGAAGGACCCGGTGATGAACCTGTTCTCCACGCTCGTACGTCAGGGTGAATTCCTGAGCCGTATCCAAGAGCAGTGGAAGATGGCCGAAGACCTGAAGGGCACTGTGCTGTTTGAGCGCTCTATTGATGGGCCAGACCAGACTAAGCTGATCAAGCTGACTGGCGAAAGCTTCGGTCCTCTACAGGGTATGTTCACTACGCCGGAGGTCAAGGACTTCCTAGACCTACGCCGCGAAGCAGCGCAGGGACTCGGGGCATTCCTAGACGCCATGAACGTGGTTGCAGGTAACCGCAACATCAAGAACATCAGCGCCGTAATGGACGAAGGGTTCAAGCTGGTTCGCTATACCGCGGCTAGCCTAGGCGGTAAGATCAAGTGGGCTAACGTTGTTACTAACCCAATGAACGCTGCATACAACTTCGCGGGCGCTCCGCTACAGATGATTGCTAACGGTAACTTCAAGATGACTAACACTGCTAAGGGTGCCAAGGTCGTATTCAAGGACATGCCGGGTGCGGCCTATAAGGACGCGGGGACAGCAGAGCTGAAGGAGATTGTGCGTAACGGTATCCTTGACTCGGCGTTCGTGGGTGAGATTCAGGATGCGGAGTTCAACGCGCTCGTAGAGCGTATGATCCGTACGGGTAACGTGAAGGGTAAGAAGGACCAGATCGTATCACGTCTGACCGACTACTACTCTGCCTCTGACCTGTTCGCCAAGGTAGCCAACTACTATCGTGAGAAGGATTTCATCAAGGCATTCTACGAGAAGGTAGGACAGCCGAAGTCGGATGACGAGATCCAGCGTATCGCTGCGGAGCGAATCAAGAAGACCAACTTCTCGTTCAAGCACGCGTGGTGGCCTGCTAAGGCTCTAGAGGCTGGCGGTCTTACCAACTTCCTTACGTATAACGCTGAGACATTCCGTACGATCATTGGCAACATGTCACTGGGTCTTGGAGATGTGCGAGCCGCATCGGCTCTGAAGGCTACGAATCCGGAAGCGGCTTCGATGCTGAGCACAATGGGATGGAGCCGTCTCGCGGGAGCGAGCGTGGCTACGGGGGGACATGCCGCTATCCTGAGCGCTATCGGAGCACTGATCTCGATGGCTCTGGGGTCGGAAGAGGGGGAGAACGAGGAGGCTATCAAGAAGGGGCTAGCTCCGTGGGAGCTGAACCGTATCCTCACTCTGGTCAATGTACGTAAGGACGGTACGCGCGAATACTTCGACGTAGGCCGCCTCGATCCGTTCGGACCGATCAACGAAGTTATCCGTTCTGCTCTGACTGGTGATCCAGCTAAGATGGCTGAGGCTGGCAAGAACCTGTTCATGCTCAACGCCGTACTCGACCTAGCTGCGCAGCAGATGGGGCTGTCGAAGCAGAAGGACCCGGCTATGTCCAAGGGTAACCCGGGTGCGTACGACCATCTGCGTGACGTGCTTACCGAGCTGCCGGGCGTGAGCGAGACCGGGGAAGGTATGAACTCTGTCAGCTCAGACACAGTGCTGAAGCTGGTAGAAGCCGTAACCCCTGCCCTGCTAGAGAACCCATTCAACTTCAAGGGCGGAGATCCCGACGCTACGGGTACTCGTATGCTGGCTAATGCTCTAGGTCTGAAGACCGTGAAGTACGAGCCTATCCAGAGTACGGTAAACTCTACAAAGGCACAGTATGTAGGGACTGTGAACGACATGCGTAAGGATTGGTCTAACTACGTGCGAGTTAATATGGATCTAACCCCAGAACAGCTTGCTACGGAATTCAACCGAGTTGCCACAAAAGAGTACGAACTGTGGCAGGAAGCACGCACTAGAGTCGAAGCAGCCTACGCCGCGGGAGCTACCCGCCGACAGCTGGCCGAGGCTCTGAAGTCGAATCAGGTTGGTAACCAGACGCAGATCAACAGCCTGCTTACTGGTCGCTTTACCCCTACCACCCTGTCTGTGGACAAGATGGAAGCGGATAAGGCGGCAGAACTCTCAGATCCAGAGAACAAGGGAAGACCTCCCAAGATCAAGTTAATCAAGCAAAAGCACGCAGTCATTCAGAGAAACCTACCAAGACTGCTACGTACATTCAAGACCGAGGAGAACTAAGTGGCAGAATATTCCAGCATGCAGAGAGCTATCCAGCAGGGTCTGCCGTTTAGCCCTAACAACGGTAACCCGAACGGCGTAAACAATACGGCAGCTGGGGGTAACACTCGCCCGGCTCCGGGGCAGGCTATGCCTTCATACCTCCGCCGTAACAACCTAGTAGAGGGTCCAGTAGACTATAACGGGCAGCACGCGTCCCTAGGGCGCTATCGTGCCCCGCAGCTAGATGCTCAGGGTAATTCCGTGGGTGGGGATATGGGAGGCTACGCCCACAACCTGCCTAACTCGTATGGCTCTCCGTTCAACTACCGGGCTAATCGCCAGCAGCTAGGCAGCCAGTTCAACCCGGACCGTCCTAACGTTTCGGGTGGTGGGGGGTCCACGACAGATACGCGCCGTCGTCCTGTGCAGGACTCCATGTTCGGATTCCTACAGCAGCTCCTAGCTCGTCAGAACTCTGGCGGACAGCCTTCCGTGCAAGGGGGGCTTCCGTTTGCTAATCCAGCGGGTAGCTTCAACAACGGGGTAGGTCCTGCTTACAACGGTAACCAAGC